GCTCTGTGCAGAGAAATACGCACCTCAGTACTGTTCGATGGCGGCTTTTGAGGAACATGTGAACCATAACAACTACGGTGACGACGACGTCACGAACATCAGTGATGAAATCCTCCCGTGGTTCAACCAGATCACACAAGCTGAGATGTACGCAACGTTTGGAATGACGTACACAGACGAGGCCAAGACAGGAGAAATGGTTTCCCACAGGTACCTCGAGGACATTGCCTTTCTCAAGCGTAAATTTCGGTGGGACGCTGACCAAGCGCGACACCGGGCACCGCTCGAGTTGGACACGATCCTCGAGATGCCTTGTTGGAATAAGACCCGGACAGATAGCCAAGCAGCTCTCACTGCACTAGTGTTGCAAGATGCCGTTTACGAACTCTCACACCACTCGCGACAGATATGGAATCTGCACTACCCCAAACTTGACGCCGCACGAAGCGCAATATACCACATGGCCCCATGCGCGTTTCCAACATATGAAGAAGCTAACCGCATCGACATGGAGAAATACGTATACCGTGGAAAATTGTCACAAAACCCCGTGATCAGGGCTTCGGACTATTCGCCGGACGATCCGATGCAGCAAATCCCGCTGGGGTGCTTGTCTGGGAAATCTCAGTCAGCGGAGGGAGAGGTATTTACCTCTAGTGGTGCATGTGTGCCCTCCAAAAACAATAGGCTATGCACTCGGCGTGCTGGTGCGGGTCGATTAAGTGGTCCCCGTTCCGAAGAAAATTCACTTGCTACAACTCAAACACTAACACTACAACTCGAACAGCTACAACTGACAGAAGATAACGGCTGGAAACAACTCTCCCAGGGAATCATTGATGTGGTCAATGTTTACACCCAGGTGATGGAGCAGCGAGCAGGAGGCTGGAAGCCCGATATGGGCATGGTTGCCAACACAGCTCGCTCACTCCACCGCGCGTGTAACTCTTTGATCACGCTTCGTGGTTCTCCGGGAGTAGCAACTCCGCCGACTGACCCCGAACTCAGCGCCGCGCAAGCAGTTGCTTATTTGGACCAGGTCGACCAGCTTCCTGATATCGATTTCGGTGTCGACACCGTCGATGAACATCTCGACGGTATCTTTGACACTCCTACTGGTGTCGCACAGTCCGGTCTGGAAGAGCCCAGCGAAATTCCAAATTTCGCAGGCGAGGAAGGTGAGACGGTGAAACAACAGGAAGTGATGAAGATCGTCGAAGATGGCCAGGTTAATGTTGAAGATCGGCCTATTTCAACCACGGTGCCTGAAGAAATTCAGTGCGGTGCGCAGGATGGACTTACCAATGATATTATCGGTTTTCTGAAACGACCTGTTCTTCTGAAGTCTTTTGATTGGACGAAGGCTCAGGGTACAGGTGCCAATATCTACAACGTTCATTTCCCACATGACTGGATCTTCTCCAACCCAATGATTCAGGAAAAGTTGCGGGGATTTCGGTTCTTGCGTTGCACCTTTGTCATCGAGATCCAAGTCAACGCACAGCCCTTCAACGCAGGTGGTTTGCTTGCGTGGTTCAACCCACTGGAGAGTAATGCTGCAAAGTATCTTTCCTCCGCAAACCACCTGGGCGGGAAGTTCGGCTATCCAAACACCGTGTACCGTTGCAATGAGTCCACCGCTTGTCGTATTCGTATTCCCTTCTTCCCTGTCATGTCTCACTACGACCTTGTGGAGGGCTACGGAACAGCAGGTCGGCTCCATGTGGAGGTTTTGTCTCCACTGACGGGTGCTGACGACGTAGATGGAACTATCTGGTGTTGGGCTGAAAACATCGACCTCGCGATGCCCACGGGTATTAACCCGGCCCCTGCTCTTACAGGAAAGGCGCAAGCCGGCACTGCGGAGGCGCTTACGGGCAACGTGATGAAGATGGTAGAAGCTGTCCCAGGTATTTCCCTGGCAGGATCCATCCTCCCAGAGGCAATGGATAAGGCCGCATCGATCATCACAAACGCAGGGGCTATTGCGACTGCGTTTGGTTGGAGTAAACCACTGAACAACGATATCTCGATGAACATGCAGCCAGCTCACGTCCGCTTTGCTCCCAATGCGACCGGGACAACGGACGCCCGTGTGATGGCACTTGACGGGAAGAATACTACGGCAACGGCAACAGATGTCTTTAATACCAAGGCAGACGAAATGTCATTCAAGGAAATCATCCGACGCCCCATCTATTTGACGAAGACGATGCTCCGGAAGGTACAGAAAGCAGGAGACCGCATTCTATACTTTCCGGCTGACCCCTGCTGGTGTGAACGGCGAGTCGTCGCACAAGGCACTGAGAATGGCGGAATTATCCGAAATGAAACGTACTTGTCGTATCTATCAACGTGCGCCGCTTTTTGGCGAGGCACATTGAAGTACAAGTTTGTTCTTTTTAAGACACCGTTTCACTCCGGACGCATCCGAATCACGTTTGTTCCTGGTCCTCGCATCCAGGACACGTCAACCATCGACCTAGCCAAGTGTTACTCTGAAATTCACGATGTTCGGGGTAAGATGGACATTGAGTTCTCCGTGCCCTTTAGCTTCAACCAACCGTGGCGACCAACAGAAAGCCGGGGACTTGCACAGACTACCCCGGCGCAAGAGACCTTCTCCCTCATCCCACAAGGAATGATCATGGTGACCATTGTCAACGCACTCCGTGGCCCGTCTACAGTCGGCGACGACATCGAAATGCTCGTCATGGTGAGCGGCGGAGACGATTTCCAGTTCGCCATCCCGTGGGTCAATCCAACTGTGCACCCGTTTTACAATTGGGATACACCACCCACCGGACAAGCACAATCCGGCATCTACTCTCCTTGTGGTGGGGGAGTGTCAGCACCAGTCGATCCGAACATCAACGTGCGTGGGGTCGGCGAGGTCTTTACAGGCTTTCGTCAATGGCTCAAGCGTGTAACGTCTCGACAAACTAACAG